TCGTTTTGCATTTTAAGAATTGACCAATAGTTATTTTATTATACTTCATTCTCTTTTAAATATAAATTTATTACTTTTTTGCTAAATTTTAATTGTGGCGTATTTGCCACTAGGTCGGTTATTTAATTTGTTGAGTGCAAAATAACGTAATGCATCAATTGCGTGATTGCTATGGTCAATTGGATTACCAGTTAGTTTGCCATCTCGGTCAGTTGCCCAAACGTAACTTCTCAATTCTTTAATTAAATTAATTGAGTTTTGAGTTACAAAGAATGGTTCACGCTTTAAAATGTCAATTCCAATCTTTATACTATCAGCGCCTTTTTTTGCAGGTGTAATTAAAAAACCTTGTCGCCTTAATTCTTCAATTGATTTAGGTTCTGCACTATCGGCTACTATTTCGTAAGGTCTGCCTATACCCTCAGACTTCATAAAGTTACCAATGTCTAAATTAGTCATATTAGTTCGGTATAACACCTCATCAAAAAATAGTTGATTGTTAGTTTTGTAAACAGCTATTAATGTCGTAGGGTCATTCGTAAATCCAAAATCCATTCCATAGCCTAACAACTTTGCATCAGTTGGAATGCTCGTCACTTGCTGCCAATTATCAAACACTACACCTTGCAGGCTACCTATTTGACCTAATCCAAATACAGTCCACCAATTAGCCCAATAGCTTGATGATGCTGCTTTATCTCTTGCCTTTTCAATTTCTTTTACAATTGATATATCTAATGCTTCATTGTCTTTATAAGTTAACGTAATGCGTTCTGCATCTTTATCATTTATCAATTCAGTATCTACCCAAAATTCAGCAACTGGGTTGTAATCTAAATAAATAAACTTTCGTGTTCTAATTGCTAATTGGTAGTAGCTTTCAAAGTTTACATTATTGCACTCATTAATAAATAAAACATCACGCCTTGCACCTCTTAACTTACTTGGGTTATCTGCGCTAAAAAACTCAATAAAACTTCCATTATCAAAATTATAAGTTAAACTTGATTTGTTCCAATTAGCAGGCTCAAACCACCCAATTAAATCCATTATCTTTAAAAAGTCACGTATTGCGCCACGCCTTAAATGCGGTATTGTTTCACTGACTATACTTATTTCACTATTCTTATTTTTATACGCGTAATCGATTAAAAAGGGTATTATACTAAATGTTTTAGATGCACTTGTTCCACCCCTTACAATTCTTATACGTTTTCGTAAGGCTGCTATTTTATCTTGCGCTGTTGTTTTAATCAGCATCTTCTTTTACATTTATATCTAATCCATTAAAAATAGGTTTTTCAATATTAATGTTTTTGTTTTCGGTTTTAGTTGATGCAATACGATGATATTCTTCCTCCGTTCCTATCAGTTTATACAATGCCATTTGAGTTAAAGGATTGTTCCCGTTGTACCATTTGTTTCGCAGTCCGTTCTTAACATCAATCTTGTTTTTGTCAAGTAGCTCTTTTATAGTGTTGTATTCGTTGCTTTCCACTTCAAAAAATCTATAAAAGGTAGTTTTATCACAAGGCAATAAAGTAACCACATCCTCAATAAAGAATAGTTTTTTATCTTTGATTAGCTCTTGCGCTTGTTCGTATATTTTAACTCTGTCGTATGCCATAATTAATCTACATTACAATTACAATCAATGTCATAATTTCTTTCATTTGATAAATCCGCAATAGTTTGACCTGTTGCTATTTTTAATAATTGTTTAACTGAATAAGATCTATCAAATTGTTCTCCTTTTTCAGTTTCTATGTTGCTCCAAAATTCAGCAACTTTAGGATTTTCTTTTAATACTGCTATTCTTTTTTTTACTGATTTTAAATAACATAAATCACAATTACCAAAAGGCTCAACTAATTTTAAATCAAAAGGCATTTGTTTCCAAAAATCTAAAACCATTTGTTTTGTAATTTTCCAATCAACTAATGGATATGCTATGTTGTCATAATTATCAGGAAATTGATTTACATTTTTACTCCATCTTTTTGGTTCATCCCATCTTATGCCAATATAAACTACGCAATCATCTTTTTTAACTCCAGAAAAATCTCTAAAAATTTCCATCGTTCTTATTTTACTTTCTATCGTGCATGACCTTACCATTAAATTAGGTACAAAATTCATTCGATAAATTGATTTTTTTAAAGGCTCGCCATTTCTTGAAGCAGTTTCAAAATCAACTAATTTAAACCATTTTTTAGGCTTACCTTTTTTATCTAAATTATCATTATCTAGGTCATATTCCAGCCAATTAAATTTAATTCCAATATCTTTTTCACAATCTCTAACAAATTCCAAAGTAGACTCATGTTCTCTACCAGTATTAGCAAAGTTTACCATTATTTTTTCTTTTGGTATAAAACTAATTAAATGATACAATAAATATGCGGAAGTTCTACCGCCACTAAAATTTATAACATGAGTTTTTTCTTGAATATCTTTTTCAGAAAGTAAATTATAATAACCGTTTGCATTTTCAAATTTTGGTATAATCATGATAGTTTTGCTTTTAATCCATCTTTAGTTGCTAATTCAAAGTAAGCAGTTGCTTCTTCTGTTGTCTTAAATTCAATTGTTACTTTATTCATAAAATTATAAGGAGTTTCTTCTCTAAATTCATCAGTCAAATCAAAGCCAGGAATATCTAAACCCCAATCATTTAATAATTCATAATCCCAATTATCTGCAATTACATCCCAATTCCACTCACCAAATCCTACATTGTCTTTAATTATAAATTCGTTTTGTTGCTCTGGTGTTAAATCACTTGCTTTGATTATTGAAACATCCTTTAAACCTGCTTCAATACACGCCTTTAATCGCATATTGCCACCTAATACAATCATTTCGTCATTCACAACTATTGGTCTTATATCCAACATTTGAGGAAAGTCCTTAACCGATTGAACTAGCTTTTTAAACTTGTCATCTTTAATTACTCTCGGGTTGTTTGGATTGGACTTTATTTGTCCAATTTTTACTTTTTCAATTTTCATTATGATATAAAAAATTTAATGCGTTCGTATCCTTCTTCAATTGCTTTTGGTATTTTAGCTAACTTAATACTTCGGTTGCTTGTTAAATTAAATTTTTTGCCATTATTAGCCTGCAAAACAATTCTATGTAGCCCTCCAATAGTTATTGAACGCTCAACTATCTCAAGTTCTAAGTCTTTGTATGTAAATTTGTTCATAATTTTTAATTAATTAGTTCGTATATAAAATTCATATCTGCTTTACCATTGCCATGAATTATTGTTGGTTTAAAATTATCTTTAGTTTATAAATTATTGACCATTCAGTAGGTAGGTTGATATTTTTAACAAATTCGTAACCTAACTTTTCAAATAAAGTATTCCATTCCTCTTTACTTTTAATGTTTATATGACCCCAATCTGCATCGCCTTCGGTCTTGTTTGGTGTTGAACTAAAAAGTATGTGATTTGGTTTAATCTTTTTAAACATAGCTTTTAGCTGTTTGTCGGTCATGTGTTCTGCGACCTCAATAAATACCAATAAATCAGTTGTTATTGGTTTAGATATTACGTTTAAGTGTGGCAAGTTTTCAGCTATGTAATCCCGATGCGCCTTAAAATATTCGTAACTTAGTATGTTATAACCTTTTTTATGGAATGCATCAGAATAAGCACCAACGCCTGCACCATAATCCAATACACTTTCAAACTTTAATTCTTTTTCTATTGCGGTGACCGTTGCATCACATAGATTAATAAAGTCCTGATTAAATGGACTAATTCCCATTTTTAACTCTGCTTCTAAAAATTCTTTATCTGTTATCATTTTCTTTTTTTTAAATGTATTTCACTTTCACGAATATACCAATTTTTTAACCCTTTCAGCGTATCCAAACAACAAGCTGCGCAACCTGTATTTACACGAGTTCCGCTTATTTCATTCCATATTGAAGAAAGTTCTAAAAACTGCTGATTAGTTCCCACCCAACTACATTCGTTTATAAATATTTCTAGTAACTCATATAAGCTAAATCGGTTATCGCCTTTCGCTTGCATTTGGGCTAATATGTCTTTAAAGGTTCTCATATTTTATACATTAAACGTTTTAAAATCATTGAAAAATAAGCAGCATAACCAGCTATTGCAAGTGTTTGAGTGTACTCAATTAAATCAAATTGAATAGCTATAACACATATCCAAAAGGTTAAACACACGTTGCAATTAAATGGCTTAAAATTTAACCATGTTGGTAGTTGTGTTAAGCTAAAAAAAGCAGTAAAAAGCATTGAAATTCCAATGCAGTATAAAATTTTATCTATCATAGTTTTTCAATTTCGGTTTTAACTTGTTGCCAATATTCTTTTGAGAATTTTGTAAGTCCTAATCCATTTGTAGTGCAATCTATTAATTCATCAACTGCTATTAGTGTACATTGTTTGGCTGGTACTTTAGCCCACCAATCATTTGTGTTTTCTATTCTTAAATATTTTAAAACTAACTCTTGTGCTTTTTCTTTTGGTGTCATAATTCTAATATTTTTTTATAGGTTTTGTATCTTAATTCAGCTATTCGGTCAATGTGCTGCACTTGACAATCCAAATATAACTGTTCGCTTAAATCCTCAATCATGTTTGGGTTTTCAATTAACTTAACCATGTTTTTATACCAATCGTTTTTATGCTTAACAATCAAACAATTCTTGCCATGCTTTAACATAGGCTCGTAAGGGTGAACATTTGAAACTATACAAGCCTTCTTTTTAAATCCACTTTCAATTAACTTTAAGTTAGATTTTAGCTTGTTAAATCGGTTATCTCGCAAAGGTATAAGACTAACATCAATTTCATCATAAAACTTCGCATAATCGTTTATTGATACGCTCGGATAGGTTGCAAACTGTGATTGACTTGCTTTGCCTTTGCATGATAAAACGCCTGCAATTGCCTTAGCCATTTCATCGTCTTTTGAATACCCACCATAGATAACTTGAAAGTTATATTGCTCCTGGTTATAAAGTGAAAGTAAACCATCGTGCATTAGCATAACATCTTCGAAGTGAGTAATAGAACCACTCCACCCGAACTTTACAATATCAAAGTTTCTTTTTTTAACTTGGTATTGTTCTTCTTTTGGATTAATTGCATTTGGTATTTCAAATGCATTAGGTTGACTAGCTTCGTGTTTTAATGTACCGGACAAGTATTCATGAGTAGTTGTTATTGCTTTGGCATAATGCAAGGCTTGAAGTATCTTTTCAGCGTGTCGCTCACTCTTCGCTTGGTGCGCTAGTATATGCCATTCGGGTAAACGATAATCGTCATCAATATCTAAAACATAAGGAACATTTGCAGCCTTTAGTTTTTCAATTACTGCAGGTCCATTTACTCTACTGATAAATCGGTTGGCAACTATCAAATCAAACCCTTGCAAAAACTCAATTGTGGCTGTATCAATTTCGTTTATTTGATACATATCGACTGTTTCCTTAAACATTTCAGCCATTCGTTTATGTGGCTGCAAAAGTCGATGATAGTCAACTCCACTAATCTTTGGGTAACTCGGGATTATTATTAATATTTTCATTTGCAAATTTTTTTATCTTTTCTTTTACTGCCCTTAATGCTGAATAACTAATGCCGCTCATTTGACTTATTTTTCGCATTGATTTATATTGAGCATACAAAAGTACTATTCTATTCTCAAACTCGTTTAAACCTAATAAAAACGCTTCGATTTGTTTAATTTTAATATCAAAACTATTTTCTTTGTTTTCATTTTCAATTTCAATTATTTCAAACTGAATATCAGTTGCAAAATCTTTACTGATTAATTTGCCTAGTTTGCCATTTTGTGAGATAATATTTCTAGCTGTGCAATAAAACCAAAACTGCAAGTACTCTTTTGTCGGTAGCCTTTCAGTCGGCATAGTTAGTAGCTGTTCGATAACCTCCTGATAAATGTCTTCTGCATAATTTTTATTTATATTTCGACAAGTTTCAAAATATATTTTGTTGTTCAAAATTATGCTCACTAATTCCATTTACTCTTCAGGATTCAATTGTGCGAATATTTCCATTTCTCTATCTTCCATTACTTACTAATGATTAAATCACCCTCTTTGACTAGTTTAAAAAAAAACGACCTTGTAAATTGCAGGTGTTGAAATATGCCACCTTTGATAGTTGAATTTAGTTTTACGTAGTCGTTATTATCTGCACTCACAAAATAAAATCGTTTTTTTTGAGTGCAATATATTTGTTTCCCTTTTATTACCATGATGCAAATTTAATTTATTTTTTGATTTAAAATTTTATTTTTATTTGTGGCTTAATATTTATTTTATCGGTTTCACTTTCCAAAACCTCCATTATATTGTAAATAACTTCGTTTTCCTTTTCGATTTCATCTAGGTTAATTCCTGCAGCT